AGGCGTGCGGCGCGGCTTGTTGCAGGCCATGGCATCCTTATCGACGCGCTTGCTCACTTCTTCCTCGCGGCGCGCATGTTATCGACCATGTTGGGATAGGGGCGGCCGGCAGCCTTCGCCATGGCCTTCGCGGAGGTCTTCTGCTCGTCAGAGAGGCCCTTGGGTTTACCCAAGTCCTTTGGGCGCTTCTTGTCCCAAATGGGCTTCTTAGACGGCATACGGGTTTACCCTTTCGCGCTTGTATTGCCGGGGCTCGTCTCTCTCACGGGCCTGCGGCAACTCGAACCAACCCTCGTTCTTCAGGTAGATAATCGCCTGAGTGAAAGTATCCACATAATCGTCGTGCTCAGCAACCGGAAACTTTGCAAGCTGCTTCATGAACGGGACCGCCCAACTGACCACCTGCCCTCGGTTTTTGCCGGACTCTGGCACCCATAACAGGCCCAGCTCCAGCGTAGGCGAGGCTTGGTGCGCCCTGCTGACCTTGTCTGCGTTGCCGGGGTTGTAGCCGATCGCAGGCACTCTCGCCAAGCGTAAATCCTGCAACAGGGACTGCCCCGAGGCTTTTGCCTCCACCAGGATGCGGTCAGCGCGCCGGGCAGTGCGCAGGCCATCCTTCACCGTCGTGCCGCCATACTCGGTTGACCAGTCCTTCACCACGCGCGCCCTCAGGTCAGGGTAGCCTAGGTGCTCGTCCCAGGCGTCAATGAGCATGGCGTTGCGCTCACTGTTGTGGCTGAAGATCCCCCAGACCGTGCAGGCCGTGGGGTCGCCCGAGCTCTTCTCGGTGAAGGCGCAGTCATAGGACTGCAGGATGTACTCAAACTGAGGCAGGCCCTTATCCGCCGGCCACATCTGGAAGTTGGCCGTCTTCAGGATGCCGCCTTGGTTGGGCACCGGATCCTGCTGCAGCTGGCCGGCAGTGCCATAGGTGCCGAGCAGTTGCTTGAGCTCGGTGATTTCCTTGGGACCAAACCGCTCGGGGCAGATGAGCTCGCCCTTCACCTTGCGGGGGTCATAGGGCCCGACAGACGTGCTGCGCCGCACGCCATCCCACTCGGCCGGGATCATCAGGTGCTCCCAGCCGCCAATGTCTTCCAGGATGTGGCCGCTGATGTCACGTTCATGCAGGCGCTGCATGATGGTCACCATGGCGTCCTTCTTGGGGTCGTTGAGGCGGGTGCTCCAGACCACGTCAAACCATTCCAGGGCGCTCTCGCGGATCACGTCGGATTGGGCTTCCTGGGCGCTGTGAGGGTCGTCCAGGATCAGGCGGCTGCCGCCCTCGCCCGTGGCCGTGCCGCCCACGCTGGTGGCCAGCCGGTAGCCCGTGCAGTCGTTCTCAAAACGCTGCTTGGCGTTCTGGTCGCCGGCCAGCTTGAACATGTGCCCCCAGCGTTCCTGGTACCAGGGAGACTGTATCAGGCGCCGGGCCTTGAGGTTGTCGCGGATGGAGAGGTTGCCGGAGTATGAGGCGCAGAGAAACTTCTGGCTGGGCTCGGTCAGCCATTCCCACATGGGCCACATCACGCTGACGATCGTGGACTTGGAGTGCCGGGGCGGGATGTTGATCAGGAGCTTGCGGATTTCGCCCGAGCTGATGGCCTCCAGGTGCTCGCAGATTTCCTGGATGTGCCAGCTCGGGATGAATGGCACGCCCGGCTCCACGACGTGCCAAGCCTGCTTCACAAACTCGTAGAGGCTGGCAGACGCCGCCCGCCGCTCCTGCTCTCGCTCGATCAGGCCCAGCATGATCTGAGGAGAGACGGGGGCGTTCATTCCTTCTTGCCCGCGGCCTTTATCATCAGGGCTTGCATCTGCGCCAGCTCAGTGTCGCTCAGGTTTTTGAGGTTGAGGCTGGCGATATTGATGGGCCCGCCGTCGGCGCCGGTGAGCTCTTGCAGTATCTTGTCGCCGTAGATCTTGGGCAGCACCTTGGACAGATACCACTTGCGCGTATCCACCTGCAGACGCTTGTGGGCGACAGTGTCGGAGCTGAGCGGGATGAGGCGCTTTTCGACAATGGGTGCGCCCTTGTCGTCAAACATCAGATTGCCGTGCCGATCGGTCTTCTGGACCATCACCCACTCGTGGGTCTTGTCGGACAGGTCAATGATGTCCTCGGCCATGCTGCTCAGGCCGGCCTCGCGCGCCGACAGATACCGCTGCCGCGTGCCTGCCGGGTTGTCGTCGCGCACCCAGATGCGCACGGTCATGTGGTCGGGCATGTCGGGATCTGTGGTGCAGATGTTCAGCAGGGAGCGGCCGAGGGCCAGCTGCTCGCAGACGTGCGTGATGATTTTCTCGCGGTCATAGAGTTGGGGGCGGCCGGCGCTCTTTGCGTTTTTGCGGCGCTCAGGTTCGGGCGTCGTCACCGGAGGTTCTCCAATTTGTAGAGCGTGCTCATGTGCAAGGCCGTCAGGTCATCCAGGATATTCTCCAGGGCCGGCACGCCCTTGCAGATGGCGCTGCGGTTTTCGTTCAGCCAGATGAGCTCGTCGTTGATCATTTTGACGACGTCATTGGTTTCGCTCATGCCCACGAGGCCAAAGGCTCCCTGGTAGGCTTCAATCAGGTCATCCACCTTTTCGATGACGTTTTCGTAGTAGCCGCCGAGGGCCTTGTGCTGGGCATAGGAATTGGTCTGCCAGTGCTCCAAGTGCGCCGCATTGCGCGCCGCAAACATTCGCTGGATTAGGTCTTTGATCATGGTCCACCCCTGGGTTCAACATATTGTATGCAGGGAGCGGGATTGCCACAAGCAAAAGCTGGCTTGCGTGCTTTTTGGCTTCAAGAAACCATTTTCCTGAAGCCAGGAAAATCAATGTTTTCAATGGGATCGCGCGCGTATTTGCTAAGTACCCTCAGAAGAGGCGCGGCGCGTAAAAAGATCAAGGGGGCCGGAGCCCCCTTTTTTTGGTTCAAAAGTTGTAGTCGTAAAACTTTACGGGGCGTTCACTGAGTGCGTATCGGTTGCCGTGTTTGCAGCGCCACTTGCCATCTTTTTGGAGGCGGATGCGGAAGATGTGTGCTTCTGGGTTGCTGGTGATTTCCCAGCGTTGACGGTCTTGGTCAGCGAAGTGCCCGACGAAGCCGCCTGCCTGGAAGCCCATGCTTTCGGTGGGATTGGAGCGCACTGCGTTCATGGCGCGGATTTCGACGGTCTTGTCGCTGACGTGGCGCACGACCTCAAAGGGGCTCACGTCTGAGTAGCCGAGGTGGTTTGCGTAGTTCATTTTGGTTTCTCCTGGAAGGGTGGGGGCCGGAGCCCCCTTTTTGATTTTATGGGTTGCAGGTGATGCGGTAGAGGTCGCCATCAAAGAGAGGCGCGGAGATGGTAACAAGGAAGCCGGGGAAAATGCGGCGAAAATCGGCAGCGATGCTGCGGGCTTCTGCGCGGGTGTTTGCGGTGTAGTTCATTTTGGTTTCTCCTGGTTGGCGGCGTCATTGCCTTGAAGAGACTTTTATAGAATGTAGCGAAACCCTACAAGCCTTTTGAAAGATACTTAACCACTTTTTATGTTTAACGATGCCCCTGCCGTTTCTTTTGGATTGCGGGGTGTTGGCCCATGCAGCCAGATGCCGGGCTCTTCTTCTGAGGGGCCGCACCAGCAGCTGGGGCTTTTGATGTGCCGTTTTGTTTCGGTGGATGGGATGACATGCAGGGCGCCATCCTCCGGCAATGTGAGCGTGTTCATGGTGCCTCCTGTTTCTGTTGAAGCTCCACCACCTGCAGCACCTTGCCGTCTGGCCGGGTGACTTGGAATGGCGGCTTGGTGTAGCCGGCGCGGGTGAGGGGGAGCTTGGGCAGCTCAATGAATGTGCCGCCCTCGCGATCGAGCCAGTAGCCCCAGATTGTCTCAGTCATTCTTCTTTGCCTTAATCATGAATTGCAGCATGCGGATGACGGACACGGGCACTTGAGCTCGGCCGCTGGTCCAGGCGTATGCGCTGGTGCGGTGGACGCCGGCCTCTGTGGCCAGCTGATCTGTGGTGAGGTCCAGCTTCCCGAGCAGCTGTTTGAGGTGCTCGGGGCTGGTGTCTATGCGGGTGGTAATCATCGCCTCAATTTTCTATGAGAAGTGAAGGGTGTTTGGCTTCCCGGTAGGGAAAGCTCGTATAGAACAGGCGCCCGCGATTGCCTTGCAGCACGCCGATCTGGGGATTTGAGGCCAAGATGACGGCGATCGTGTTTTCCATTTCTTGGGCCTTCTGGGCTTTGGCTAGGGCGGGAAGCTCGGCTTCCCGTTTTTCGTCCCGAGCGTTGGCCACGGTAAAAATGCGCTTGGCCATGTCTCAGCCCTCCACCGTCTTGGCTTTGGGCACCACAGTATTGACGACGCTCTTGCTGGTGCAGGCGGCGATTTGCTCGGCGGTCAGGAAGCTTTTGGCAAGCTTGGCGTCGAAGTTGGTGCGTTCAGAGAGGCGCACCACGGCGTCGGCAAATTCGCCGGCAACCACTTCCTGGCCGGTGGCGAGGATTTCCTTGCGAAGGGCTTCGTACTGAGCTTCGATTTCTTTCTTGCGCTCGTGGATGGTGGCGAAGCGGTCGGCGAGGGAAAGATTGTCGAGCATTTTAGTGTCTCCTGTTTTTCGGCTTGATTGCCTTGAGGAGACTTCTACAGGGTGTAGCGAAACTCTACAACACCTTTTTTAGATACTTAACCACTTTTTATGTTTTACCGGAAAATCCCCCCAGCGCCGGGAGAGTTTGAGCGCCGAGGGTAGGTCCAGGAGAACGGCGTTTTTAGGCGCCGCGTTGAGTATCCTCTGCCTCTAGGGCTTTTTCAAGGATCTTGTCTTGCCGGGCGATTTCTTGTTCTACCCTGGCGATTTCCAGCATGGTG